CATTTTGCTCATATCTATTAATACAACATTAATAGAATCTAATTGTACGGCCGGCATCGCGCCCGCGTTATTAACATTAGGTAGACTAGCCATTTTGATTTCTTTTCTCTTCTTGTTCTTTTAAATATTGTAATAACAATTGAATGTATATCTCTCTTTCAAAAGGCAACATCTCTTCCAATTCGGTAAGAGAATAATTGTGATACTGCATCATAGAAAAATTCATTTTATAATAATTAATAAGATTCGTATGAGACAGGCTTAGGTAAAAAAATCTTCAAAACCTGATATAAGAGTTTCCACATCTTCCTTACATTTTTCACAGTTATATTTAACTTCTAATCTACTAACGGGCATAGATCTAAAAAACTCTGTCAATTTATCAAATTGTTCTTTAGTTAAACTTTCTAAAAATGTATTAGCTTCTTCTTTAGAAAAATCATCATAAACCGTTTCTTCATCATATACAAAATCTATACTGTTAGAAAACATTTCTAATATATTAGTAGCATTTATATCTTCGATTTGTTTTATAGTTTCAATAGTAGGATATTTCATTTTAACGCCTAATGTATCATTCAGTTGTATTTTACTATCATGATTATCTTCTTTCTTATGAATAATTTTATCAAGTCTCACAGAAACATCATTCATATGGCCACATTCTTCTACATCATGTTTAATCGAAAAATTAGCAGCTTCTCCTACACTTTTAGATCTAATATGTAAAAATATATGTTCAAAGTCAAAGAATGGTAATTTATCAGGCTCTATATCTGGTTCTATAATACAATTTTTCATCATTTGACATACAGCATTAATCATATCTGCTCGTTCATTACTTTCTGCGGCAAAGAGAAGAAGCTTTTCTTCTTTAACTAGAAAGGGTCTAAACTTTACTTCTAAACCATTAGACGGTAAAGTAGCAGTATATTCAGGTGCCACAATATTAGGTAATGCCATTTATATAATCTCCTTATTATAATATAAATCAATTTATTTGTTATGCACCATCTTGTAGGCCGCCAGTAAGTGCATCAAGCGGCACGTCCGTGTCATAGGTGACCTTGCCAGTAGGACTATGTTCATAGTATCTATAAGTAAAAGTTACATTAAGTTTAGAAATTTCACCACTTGACCAATCTAATTGAACCGGCGATATATTAATAGGAAATGCTTCTATCAATGTAGTCTTATATGTAGGTTGTCCTGATTCATTGAAATTTTGTATCTCTATAGTACCTTTATAATCATCATAATAACCAGCATTAAATCTATTCCCTCCTGGATTTCTTTGTACTCTATGAGGACCTACTATTGCATCTATCCATTGATCGAAATATTCTTTTTCATTATATCTTTCACTTAATATAAAATTAATAGCCGTTTCTAAATAGATAGCAGAATAACCCATCTTTCTTGTCGGGCCAGCATCAAAGTAATCTGTGGTGGATACGCTTCTACCCGGTAAAGCTACACTTTCTGCCCTAAGAATCAAATCATTCACGGAACCTATTTTCGAAGTTATTCGTACTTCAAAATTACTAGTCCTAGCCGGAGGT